GATCGGCCTCCCGGCTTCAGCGGTCGGGCTCTCCAGGTCCTGCACTTCGTTCGGCTTCGAGGTCTTCGGCCTGGGGGCCAGGAGATACGAGATGAACGAGANCGCGAGGCCGATCAGAAGCTGGACGAGGAAGTTGAAAGCCATGATGCGACCCTAGTAGAAGTTGTTCGTGTTGGACCCCATGGGGTTCTTGGTGGGGATCGTCGGGCAAGCGCCGCAGTTCTGGATGTTCTGGTGAAGGTCGCGGCAGTCTTGGACGGTCTGTCCGCAGCCTAGCACCACTTTCACCGTGTCGGATACCGAAAGTTCGGTGGCAGGCCCCGAGAGGGTGAGCACGGTCGACGTGGCCGCCAGGATGCGGCGACGCTCGATCTGCGATCCAGCCCGAGTCCATTCGACATAGCCGGTGACATACTTCGCCACGGGGAAGGTGTTCCAGGAGCTTGCCAAGGTGAGGTCCGTGCCGCTGATCCCTACCACGGTGCCGATCACCGTCGCCGCGTCCCTGTCCGCTCGGCAGAGCGGGCCGTAGAGGACGTGGGGGCATCCGACCTGATAGTTCCGGGTCAGCCCTGCGCGCGCCAGTGCAGCGGCGCTGGGGATGCCTTGCACGATCAGTTCTTCACCCCGGCGCTTGGTCGACGTGATCCGCCCATGCCAGCGCGGGACGAAGAGCATGGTCCCGTCCGTCATGTGGCCTTGGAGGATCGTCAGCACCATGGGGTGGGCAGGCCGGAACTGGCGGAACATGGAGGCAAGCTCGCCGTCCCGAGGGACCATGACCTCGAAGCTGGACCGCTCCAGCGAGCCGNCCGTCTTGGTCCTTCCGGGCTTGATCGGGATCGGGGTGTAGGTGAACCCGCCATATTCGATGGGCTTGGCCGCGTTCGTATAGCGGAAGGTCTCCATGGTGCCCGCGACAGGGTTCGGAATCTGGAGCCTGCCGTTCAGCCAATGCCCGTATTCCCAATTCTCCGCGTCGCCCCAGAAGTCGCTGGCGTTCGGGAAATCAGGGTAGGGGCGCGAGTCCCAAGCCCAGATCGAGATTCGGTCAAGGTCGATCATTCCCGGCTCGTTGTTGGCCTCCCAATAGGAAAGCTCGGCCTCCAGGAAAGCGCGCTGCATGAGATCGTCCCGGACCTCCAGCGAATAGTAGGGGAAGCCGTTCTCCGAAGACTTGGGGTCGACGAACACGTTCGGCTGGTTCGCTCCGCGATTGGTGGCCGAGCACCCAAGCTCGGTGAAGGTGATCGCTTTCGACTCGGGCACCCAGGCCGAGGCCGTCGTCTCCACGCCGTCGATCCGGTGGATGTGGGTGTTCTTCCACCAGTTGCGAATGTCCTTCTGCCGGTAGGCCCAGGGCTTGTTGTANCCGCCATCACTGATCGGGGTCCTGATCTGGTTGTTCCGATTCGACTGGCTGGCGTAGAAGAAGTCGTAGTCCTCCCCGCCCTCGACATTGGACCGAAGGTAGTTCAGGTCGTAGATCGAAGACCACCCGGCTTCCGCGTCGATGTGGTCCACACCGGCGCGCCAGTCGGAGAGCTTCATGTAGTTGTCGATCCCGATGTAGTCGATGTCGGGGTGTGCCCAGAGAGCGTCCAGATGGAAGTGGATGTCTCCCGTGCCGTCTCCAGGCCGGTAGCCGTTCCACTCCGACCAGTCAGCCGCATAGCTGATCTTGACCCCGGAGCCCAGGATCGCGCGGCACTCGCCCAGGAGGGAGATCAGTTGCGTCACCGCAGGGAAGGTGGACCGCGCCGAGCGGATGCGGTTCATCTCGACCATCTCGGTCCCGATCAGGAAGTCATCGGCTCCCGCCGCGTCCGCGATGGTTGCCAGATGCAGAATGTGACGCCGGAAGCTCCACTCTCCGGCGGGACCCGAATAGGTGACAGTCTTGCTCGTGCCGTTCCAGCCGAAGTCGATGGCATCCACCGTGCCGAAGAAGTTCGCGACCTGGGTGGCAGCGGTTGCCGTCTGATCGACAGAACCGGGAACCCCTGGCGCGGGGTAGCAGGTGATCCGGCCCCGCCAGGGATAGGCGGGCTGGCCGGTCCCGCCGTAGGGGTTCGGCAGCGAGTTTCCCGGCGGCACGTCCATAAGAATGAAGGGGTAGACCGTGACGGCGATCCCCTTGCTCTTCAGCCATACGATGCACTCGTAGACGCTCCGATCCGAAGGAGCCCCGCCCGCTGCCGGGTTCCCCGAGATGTAGCTGACCACTTCTGCCGTGCCCCGAGTCGTCGGCCCTACCTGCCAGACGTAGGGCGTTGTGGGCTTGTCCGCACGGTCGACCTTGGGTTTGATCTGGCAGTTCCCGATCCGAAGATCATCCCCGTGCCACGCGACCACGACGGACACATGGACAAGGTTCGGGGCTCGTTCCAGAAGCTGTTCCATCGAACGAACGAAGTCGGTGATCTCGCCGCCTGCATAGGAGTTCTCATGGATGCCGCCATCGGTCTTTCTGACCGTGGTGGTGCCATATCCGAACTCCGTCGTGCCGGGGATCAGGCAGACCGAGCGGATCAGTCGTTCGGCCACGAACTCGGAGTCCGCTGCACCGGAAAAGGTGAAGAGGTTGACGGGCGCGGCGTTTTGCTTGCTGCTGGTGATCGAATCATAGGTGGTCATGCGGCGCTCCAGAAGTCTTCCAGGGTGGAAATGGTGACTACGGTGGTCGCCACGTTATCAGAGACCCACTCCAAGGAGAAGGCGTCAGACGCGAAGTTTGCCACGTTCAGGAAGGCCACCATGCCGACGCTCGACCGGGGCACCGTCTCCGGCCAGTTGTTCCGCATGGTGATGATGGTCGAGCCCGACCCCGCGACGGCGCTCACGATCTGGTTGTAGCGCCACCCGAGGGGGGTCTTGACTGCGATTGCCCGATGGACCGTGTTGCCAGTCAGGTATGCCGCGACCTCCGAGTCCTCGACCGACAGGGTGTTGGAGCCTGCCGTCAAGCCAGCGATTGCCCGAAGGTCCCGCTGAAGGTTCGGGATGTAGAACTCCCTCTGCCGACCGCGATGCCGCCGGAAGAAGTTCTCGACATCCTTGGCTGCACCGAAACCGTTTCGGAGAAGCTGGAAGCGCCGGATCACGGTCGGGAAGTCGAAGGGGTGGTAGACCCGGTGGACCCCATAGCTGTAGTCCAGCATCAAGCGCGGGTCTTCAATCTCGACCCGAGGCGCTGCCGCCCAATTCACCGGGAAATCGAAGACCTCCAGCCCGTCGAACGTCGACACAGGGGTCCCGAAGTCATAGTCAGGCTCGGACCCTGGCGTGACCTCGAACGCCACGCTCACGGCGTTGACTTCGCTGGTGTATCCCCGCTGGGTGGTCTTCTGGTCCATGCGACCCTTGAACCCCTCCAGGACGCTCGCTCCGGCGGCCCAGGAGCCCGTCAGCGCGGCAGAGAGGGTGATCGTGGTGCCGGTGCGGCTGGCGATGGTCCCTGCCTCGCCGTGGCCGTCCTGGACGATGCAGAGCGTCGCTCCGGGCTCCATCCAAGGGCGAACCTCGGTGACGGAGACCGTGGTGCCGCTGGCGGCGCTCGCAAGGTAGCGCCGATCCGGCCAGAACGGCATCACGATCTCGTTGCGAAGCTCCAGGAAAAGCTCTCTCTGGACCTGGGTGAAGTTGCTCCGTTTCGCCAGGGACGTGAACTCGAACGCAAGCCGGGGCTCGAACCGCTGGGCGATCCGCTGTTGCTTGCCGTTCCTGGACACGTTGATGTCCGTCAGGAACCGAAGCGTTACCTCGAATCCCTGCGACCAGTTCGGGGGGTGCGGCCAGACGAACATCCCTTAGCTCTCGATTGCGGCGCGGACGGACGAAGCGTTCGCGCGGATGAAGTTCAGGATGGCTTCTTCGCCTGCTGCCGTGTTCAGCCCCTCGGACACCACCTGCCCACCGTCGATGGCGTTGACGATCTTGATCCGAGCCGACTGCGGCGACCCCGTGGCCCCGCCACCGTTGAAAGCGTGGCGCGGATCATCCTGGGTCAAGACCTCTTCTCCCCGCTTCAGGATCGAAGGGACCTCGCCAGGAGCAAGGCCCGCGATGCCGCCCGAGTGGTAGCGCATGGCGTTCATAAAGGCTCCGGCGTCGACCGAGCGAGCCGTGCCCCGCGCGCCGACGACGCCGCCAGAGTGCAGGACGATAGCCTGCCCCGCGCCGAAGCCGAACGCACCGAGGATGCCCTTGGCCGCGTTCAGCGCAAGCTGCTGGAGGATCATCTGGGCGATCTGCCGCAGGAAGTCCGAAGCGAACTGGAGGAAGGCGTCCCGCAGGCTCTCGGTCACGCTCTTGCCCTCGGCCAGCGACTGCGCGAACGTGTTGGCCGCGTTGACCAGCGATCCGGCCAGAGCTTGTTCGACCTGTTCGTAGGTCAGCCTGATCCGGTTCCCGGACTCGACGCCCTGGAACTGAAGCGCGCGAAGACGGGAGATCAGCGCCTGGATTTGCGGGTCGCTGGAGCCCATGGCGATGGCGAAGTTCAGTGCGTTCTCGATAGCTTCCTGCAACAGCCGATTGACCTCGGCCATCTGGTCCTGGATGCCCGAGAGGGCTTCTTCATTCGCGCCGGAAGCCTGGGCCGCGTCGAGTTCAGCCTGAAGCTGCTGCCGCAGTTGCAGAAGCTCGTTGACCCGTTCTTCTTGGGCCAAGGCCCGCTCCCGCTCGGCATTGCGAAGCCGATCCGCGTTCTGAAGATCGAACAGCCGACCAGCTTGCTCGCCGATCAGGCGAAGCTCGTCCTCGGTAATGTCGGCGTTCTGTTGCCGCGCTTGCCGCTGGGCTTCCAGGACCGCCGCCTCGCGCTCCTGACCAGCCGCAATCAACTCCTGCTGGGCGATCTGGAACCGCTGATTGTCGACCGTCTCGGCAGTCGCTTCCGCCGCCCGTGCCCGAGCCTCGGCCTCTTCTTCAGCGAGACGAGCCGACTCCTCTTGCGCGGCTACATACCCGCTCAGATCGAGTTCGCCACCCGACTCGAAGAGTGCCGCTTCCTGGTTCCGACGCCGGATAAGACCTTGGCCCGTTTCCGAGGTCGGCTCGAATTGAGACGAACCGAGTGCCCGGATCGCGTCCGCCACACCTTCCGCAGAACCGTTTCGGACTGCCTCGGCCACACCCGCGAGCGATTCTCCGGGCTGGAAGGCTCCTGCACCAAAGTTGTAGGCCAGAGAGGTCAGCACGGCTTGCTGGCGAGGATCGAGCCCCGCGAACCGTTCGGAGCCCACGGCGCGTTCAACCGCAGGAGTGAACTCCTGCATGATCCGCCGAACGAGGTCTCGGTCAGCGTCCGCCCGCGTGATCCGCATACCTTCGGTCACGGCCCGGATCGTTCCGTCCGAAAGCGTAACCGTGTCCGAACCATAGCCGATGCGGAAGGCGTTGACATCGTAGTAAGGAGTCTCGCGGANCCCCTCGAAGCCCCGAATCATCTGGGCAGCGAGCCCTGCCGTGCCACCGCCGACCCCCTGGAGGTTCGAGATGAAGTCCTCCACGTCGAAGTCGTTCAAGGCAGTCTGGTAGAGCCGGAAGGCTTCCAGGACCTGACCCCACGTCCGCGCGAGGCGCAGCGTCTGTTGGTAGGCGTTCTCCAGTTCCGACCGGCGGTCCAGGTCTTCGATCTCGTCGGCGAGGCTGGGCACCTGTTCCCGCAGCTTGCCGATGGCTTCCCGCCACTGATCCAGGTCTTCGGTGCCCGAACGCGCCGCGTCCCCGGTGGTCTCGATCTGCCCCGACAGTCGCCGAAGAGCTTCACGAGCCTCGGCTTCCGTCCCGGTGAGGGCCACTAGGATCAGGTCGGCCTCTTCAACGCGGCCAGACGCCACGGCGATCTGACGAGCGATCTCGTCAAAGGTCTCGGCGAACTGTTCGTTGACCGGGAACAGTTCACGAAACCGTTCGTTCAGTTCGTCGAGTTGACTGACAAAAGCGTCAGCGTCGATGGTCCCCGTGCGGAACTGATTAAAAAGCGCGTCGACCTCGGTAAAGAACCCCCCGCCCGCGCCGACAGCGCCGCCCAGGANGTTACGAGGAATCGCGTCCCGGAACTGCTGTTGCAGGGCGCGAAGCTCGACCTGGAGCGACTGAAGGTTCGACCGCGCCTGGGTGGTGGTCAGGTTTTCGATCTGCTGCCGCCAAGCCTCGACCGACCCGCCAGCCTCGTCATAGGCGTTGCGGACCTGATCGAGAAGCTGTTCGTGTTGGCGCAGCGCCTCGGTGGCATCTTCCGTCCTGGTGATCCAGAGCCCGATCCCCGTGCCGATCAGCGCCACCAGGAGCCCGATCCCGGTGCTCGACATGAGAAGGGTCAGTGCCCCGCGCAGCCGCGTGACCGCCGCTGCCGTTCCCGTGAGAGTGCCGGTGGTGGCAAGCATGGAGGCTTGCAGCGCGACGAAGCTGCCGCGAACCGTGGCGATGGTCAGCGGAAGTTGCCGCAGCACGACAAGGATCGCCACAACGAACGGTGCGATCTTCAAGCCGATGAAGGTGGTGGCCGCGATGATGACCAGATCGAAGTTCTGGGCAAGCGAGCCGAGGACATCGAACAGGGTCCCAAGAGCCGCGCCGACGCGATCCGCGAAGTCCCGGAACTGCGCGGAGTCCAGGGTCTCGGTCAGATCGCGCAACAGATCGGTGAAGCCCCGGATTGCCCCGCCCTCGCCGATGCGAAGGAAAGTCTGGAACAGAGCGTTCTGGAACCGACCCAGGGCGGCGTTCGTGGTCTCCAAGGCTTCAGGGAGCGCGTCAGCGAAGCGGCGGTCGAGTTCGTCAGCGAAGTTGGACAGGGCGTCAGACGACACCTGCCCTTGCTCGATCATCTTGATAAGCTCGTCGGTGCCGACGTTCAGACCCGCCGCCATGATCTGGATCGCACCGGGGAGGCGGTCGCCAAGCTGCTGGCGAAGCTCTTCCATGGAGACCGAGCCCTTCGACACGATCTGGGTAAGGGCGACGAAGGTGCCCTGAAGCTGGTCCAGCGTCAGGTTGTTGACGCGGGCGGCCTCGGCGACCGAGATGAAGATGCGACGGGTCTCCGCTCCCTCCAGGTTCGTCCCCTGGGTGGCGATGGCGAACTTGGTGTATTCCTGGGCCAAGGCCCCGAACTCGATCCCGAGCCGTTCCGCGTTGCGCCGGAGGAAGTCAAGTTCGTTCGTGACCGCGAGGTCATCGCCCTGGAACACGACGTTCAGCCTGTTCGTCGCAGCCTCCAGAGTCTGGAAGGAATTGACCACGTTCCGAACGAGGTCGATGACCGCGAAGAAGCCCCCATAAGCTGCGACCAGCGACAGGACTTCACCGCGCAGACGCTGGGTGAACGACAGCGCAGATCGGGTTTCGCCGTAGAACTCCCGGATAGCGTTCGAGAAGATGCCCGTGCTGCGCGCCCCGTCCGCCTTGGCACGAGCGAGATCGCGAGTGGTCCCCACCAGCCTGCGAGCCGAACTGTCCGCAAGGTTCTGCGACTGGACCAGCCGGTCATTCGCTGCTGCCGCTTTGCGGGCCTCCTGACCGTATTCGGCGAAGCCTTTCGACGCGCGGTCGATGATGGTGGCGAAACGGTTTTGGCGCGACGAGAACTCGTCCAGATCGCCGCCCGACTCCCGCAGGACGCCGCGCAGACGCTGCAAGGCTTCCTGCTGCGCCCGGACCTCCTGCCGCCCTCGTGCCGCTGCCGCCCTGGTAGCCTCGAAGGCCGCCGCAAGCTCCTTGCTCGGCTCGTCGACAGACCGAAGCTCACGGGCCAGTCGCTGGGCTTCCGCGCTGTTCGCAGCGAAGGCTTGCTCCGTTGCCTTCAGTTGGGCGCGCTGCTGGCCGAAAGCGCGAAGAAGCCCGCCTCGGACCTGTTCTTCCAGGCCGAAGATCGCGGCTTCGGTTTCGTTCGCTGCGATCTGGACGCCCTTATAGTTCTCGGCAGCGCGCTCCAGGGCTTGGTCCTGGGAGCGAAGGGCACCGGCAGCTTTCTCGGCAGCGGCCTCCAGGCGGTTCTGCTGGCTGGCCGACGACGCGAGAGCCGTGTTGGTCTTGACCTGTTGGTCTCGGAGCCCCGCCAGAGCGGCTTCCGCCCGACCGACCGACGCGGCCTGCTGACCGTAGATGTCCCGCGACCGCTCGACTGCGCGCGTGGCCCGATCCGTCTCGGTCGCGATCAGCCGCTGAGTCTCCGACAGGTCGGCGATCTTCGCCTGGGTCCGTTCGATGTTCCGGTAGGTTCGGTCGAACTCCCGAGACAGGCCCGCCGTGGGCTGGGCGACCTGAGTGATGGCGATCTGAAGTTCCCGGAAGCGGTTGCGATAGTTCGCCAGATTCAGGCTCTGTTCCGCGATCTCGCGGCCCAGCTTTTCCTGCGCGGCGGCATACTGCTGCTGGGCCGTGGCCCCCGCTTGCGTCGAACGTGCCAGTTCCCGCTGCGCCGAGCGAGCCTGGGACACCGAGGCTTCCTGTTGCTTGATGCTGGCCGCGAGCCGTTCGGACTCGGTGCGAAGCTCTGCCGTCGCCCTGGCCGCTTGCCGTGCCTCGCGCTCGTATCCAATGGCCTCACCAGCCGCAGCCTGGGTGGCGGCCTGGACTCGATCCATGGCCGAGCGAGCCTTCTCCAGTTCCTGGGCGACCGCGCCGCCGCCGGTCAGCCCCTTCAGGTTCTTCTGGAGTTCGTTGATGGCCGCGCCGAGACGATCAAGCTGGGAGTCCGTTCGCTGCGATTCGTCTTGAACGTCCTTCTGCGTCCCCACGAACTTGTCGAGGGTCTGGTTGATCGCATTAAGGGCGTTCCTTGCCTCGTCTCGGGCGCGGATTACCAGATCGACATCACGACGGGCCATGCTGCATTACTCCAGGAGGCGACTGATTTGCTTTTGGAACTCCTTGTTCGCCTTCTTGGACAATACACCAGACACGGCACCTTGGAGAAGAGTGGCCTGGGTGACGTGTCCATTATTGATCCTTCGGATAACAATGGACGCTTCATCCATCATCATGCCGAGGGGGTAGAGGCGGGCCAGGGGGNGGCCGTGGTCCAGGAGCAAGCTCACGCTGCCCCTGAGAGCCCACATAAACGCCTTCAGGCTTTCGGGAGACTCGGTCCTTTGGCGATCCCGAGCAAATTGCTCAAGACCCCCGCCCCCTGGATCACGGTCTCCAGGAGTTTTTTTACCTCGTCCTCCGAATGGAAGGTGAGTTGGGCGACCGCGATCAGCGCATTGATCTGGGTGATGCCGGGGAGCTTGGCGACCTTCTCGAAGCTCTCAGGCTCGTCGTTCGCGCGAGCGATGATGTGGGCCACCACGTCGGGGGCCTCGGTCATCAAGGCTTTGGCAAGCTGGTCGGCAGGCGGCATCTCGCGCCGTTCGATGATGTGCTCACGGTAGAGCTTGTCCAGGACGGCAGCGTGATCCTGGAAAATGGTGGACACGTCAAGGAACGAAAGACCGCGAACGGTGACGGTGATCCCCTTCGCGACCTCGACCTCGACGGTCGGGATTTTGATGTCGGCGAGCGAGCCCATGGGCTGTATTCCTCCTGGCGGTTGATAGGATCGGGCCGAGGCCCCGGCGGCCCCGGCCCGAAACGGTTTTGGTTACGAGCGAACGGGCTGGCCGTCGACGTAGATGGCTTCGCCCGAGGACGGCTTCAGCGCCTCGATGCTGAAGGGAATCTGCCGCCACTCGTCGCCCTTCAGCGCCAGATCGCCGTTCGGCGTGATCTTGACGTAGGGGAGGAAGATGTCGCGGTCGTCGCCCTTCGGGTTGTCTTCGATGAAGCGCATGGCCCCTTCGACCGGCTCCGAACCGGACAGCACCCGAACCGAGGACGCCGCGTCGATAGCGAAGGCGACGGTGATGTTCGAGCCCGCAGCGATGGCCCCGCCGCGCATGATGGCGATCATGCCGCGATCCGCGTCCACGGTGTAGTCGGTGCCGAGGACGTAGGTGGTGCCGACGGGGTTCGACCTGACCACCACGGCAGAGACGCCGCGCGTCCCGACGCGGTTGTTGGTCGTCAGGCCGAGTTGGAAGACATCTTCCGGGTTCACGTCGTTGAAGTTCTCGGTCTGGCCGGTGGCCGCCACCTGGGTCAGCGTCTGGGTCGAACCGAAGAAGAACAGCGCCACGTTCTCGGCGTTGATGTCGTCGCAGATCAGCGAGCCGGTGCGGGTCACTCCCAGCGGCACCGAGTCCTCCTTCTCGCGGATACCCGAGTCGGACGAGAAGTGGTCCAGGGTTTCCGATTCGATGGTCAGGTTGAACTCGGGCGTGTTGCCGATGTAGCGGAACGGGCCGGGGGCCTGACCGCTCACGAAGCGGGCAAAGTAGACCTTGCCGCGACCGAGCGTGTAGTTGGGGGTGGCGTTCGTATTCAGGGCCATGTGATGTCCTTTCTCTCAGGGTGTTCATCCGAACGGGTTAAGGTGGTCTTCCGCAAGGTCGAAGCTCACGCGAAGCCAAAAGTAGGCTACCGCGCTAACCTCGTCCGCAGGTCTCACAACCCCTCCACCGAACGAGACACCGACGACTGTATTCGCTTTGGGGCCAAAACGAAAGACGCGATTCGACAGGTGCTCGTCTTGCTTCAGTTCGATCAGACGCTTCTTCACGTCCGCCATGAGCATGTGGGCGGGATCGGTGGGGTTGTTGGAATCGTTGTCGACGAAGCCCTGGACCATGAGATCGTAGGGGCCTCGTCCCGCAGTTCCGGCAGTCGGAGCCAGATCGGTCTCCGGCGCGATGGGCTCTTCCAGGATCGAGATCATGGGGAGGGGGTCATCCTCACCGAACATGGTCCGACCCCGGTAGACTCGGCTGATCGTCTTCCCCTTCTCGGNGAAGTCGGCCATGTCCGAATAGTAGCCGTTCGCAGGCGTGATCTGTTTCAGCGCAGCGGTCAGGCTCTTCTGCACCCGCAGCCGGAACGGCAGGGGATCAGGGAAGACCAGAGGGAAGGCGGCGTTCAAGGTCATATCGCAAGCAACCGAGCGAACTCGGCCTCCAGGTAATCGGCGGTGGGNTCCGCCAGATCATCGGCGACGCCACGGCCTTGGTTGTCAAGGAAAACCTGCTGAACGCTTGGCCCGTAGAGAAGGTAGAGCCCGTTGTCCAGCTTCACCTGCCGCACTTTGTTCTGAAGCCGCTCTCCAGGCCGGAGCCGGATCGCCAGACCGAGGTTGAACCGAGTGTCGGTCAAGGCCGATCCCTGGGGCAAGCGGATCAAGAAGGCCCGCCGCATGAAAGAGGATTGCCCCGGCTTTACCTCGACCGTAACGCCCGCTTTTCCGGGGGTGCCACGGGAGAACCGTGCGAGGGACGTGGGCCTGCCGCGCGCCGTGATGCGGGCCTCCAGGGAAGTCCGCTGGGCCTGCTGGGAGACCACCAGTCGCCCGCCAGCGGGGGACACATAGCTCTTGGGCACGTTGATCTGGTCGGTGATCCTGCGAGCCGCTTCGGCGCGCTGATCGCGGGCGACCTTGTTGATGGCCTGCACCGCAGCGAACTTGATCTTGGGGCCGAGTTCGCGAATCTCTCTCAGCGTCTCGATCCCTTCAACGGCGACAACGAACTGGAGCATGTCAGCACCCCGGATATTCGTAGAGGGCCGCTTCCTTCTTGGTCAGTCGCGACGCGATCACGGTCACGGTGATGCCGTCTCGGGGGTCCACCGTGTCAACCTTGTAGGCTTCCTCGGGACCGACCGCGTAGACGCTGCCGCGCTGGGGATCGTGTTCTTCTGCCAGGAAAATCAGCTTGGGGACGGTCTCGCGGCGCTCGGCGTAGGCAAGGCTCGTCCCGGCCAGATCGCCGAGGGCTTCGTCCTTCGAGTTCACGCGCAGCCAGACCGTGGTGGGAGCGGTGTCCGGGCCACCGACGTAGCAATAGGACTCGACCCTCATGCGATCATGGAGTCGAGCCCTTGCCTTATCCTTGATGGCCCGGTGACGGCTCACAGAACGTCGTCCTCGCCGTCGTCGCCATCTTCACCGCCGTCGCCCTCACCGGCACCTTCGTCGGCTTCCGGCTTGGTTTCGGTCGTGGCCGGAGCCGGGGCGGGCGCGGGTTCCTTCGCAGCCTTGGCGGCCTTGCCGGTCGAGGCAGGCTTCTCGGCGGCAGCGGCGGCCTTGGCCTTGACGGCCTTCTTCTCGGGCTCAGGTTCGTCGGAGTCGACGCAAGAGCCCTGAGCCTGAAGCCATTTCAGGTCTTCATCCGGGCAGTCGAACAGTTCCTTCGGCTTGACGATGTTGGGCGTCCCGTCCTTGTTGGGCTTCAGGCGAATCTCATGGACGGCGCGTTGTCTGGTGGTTCCCGACATGGTGGTCTCCTTGGTGGCGGGTTGAAGAGAGACAGGCGGCCCAGGAGCCGCCTGCCTTGCCGTTCAGGCTTACGCGACGACGCGCGCCCGGAACGTGTTGTTCGGGTTGATCGGGACCATGAGCGGGGCGCTCTGGGTCATCAAGATCGTCGCCGAGGGATCGTCCTCGTCCCACATCTTCGGGAAGACCGGGAGGGGCTGGAAGGACGCCTTCTTGTCCAGGATCGCGCCGAACGCTTTCACGCCCATCACGTTCTGGCCGATCATCAGCACGTCGCGCGGGTCCATGTAGGGCATGACGGTGCCGTCCGGGGCCTCGTAATAGTCCGAGTAGACCCAGACGCGGTGGTTCCGGGAGATGTTCCCCTTGAACTGCACTTTGTCGCCGTTGCCCATGCCCAGGTCGAGGGACGTGCCGCTGGTGTTGCGGATGTCCATCTCCAGGAGGCGCTGCACCTTGGCATCTTCCTTGAAGACGCGCCACGCCGACGTGCCCATGATGACATCGGTGGCGGGGCCGCCGAACTTGGCGTCGGCCATGGTGTCGTTCCACTGGTCCAGAAGGTCGACGGCATCCACGCCCGGTTCACCCCAGCGCGAGCCGGGGCCCAGCGTGACGGTGTGACCCGAGTTGCGGTTGAAGTCGACCGTGGCCGTGGGGTAGCCGTCATCGACCAGGGTGATCGAGCCGTAGAGGATCGCCTGGGCGGCCATCCATTCCCAGCGCCGTTCGATGTCGCCACGGTGCTTCTGGAGCACGGCAGCGGTGGTCGCCAGATAGCGTTCGGACGGCGACAGGGGCCGAGCCTGACCGATCTCACCGAGACCGGCGCGACGGGTCAGCATGGCGGCGTCTTGCACCGCGTCCTTCGGCTTCAGGTAGCCGGGTTTCACCGAGGTCAGGTTCTCTTCCGCGCGGAAGGTCGGGCGACCTTGCTGCGTCGGCAGAACCAGCGGCGCGAGATGCCGGTAGTTGGTGATCTTCGACCATTCGATCCGTTCCGTCGTGGACGTGAACAGGCCGGGGAAGAAGGACAGCCAGAACTCCTGAACCGGCTCCAGGTCGCGGTAGACGCCCAGGAGTTCTTCGGTGTTGAAGACCGTGCGAGTGATAGTCATGCGAGGTTCCTTTCTCTCAGATCGGGTTCCCGAGCGTCTTACAACGCCCGGTTATACTTGTTGAAGGCGACGACGATGTTCGTCGGGGTGGCGGCCCCACGGAACGCGGCGATCTTCTTCGCGTCCGTATCGTAGGTGCTGTGCCACGCCAGCATATCGCCGTTGAAGTGACCGCCCCGGATGATCTGGAGCTTGGGGTTCTGGCCCGCGCCGGTCACAATGGGTGCCGTCGTGATGCCGATGGCCGCCGTGGTGCCGAGCACCGCCGGGATGATGCGACCGCTGATGTCCAGGCCGACCACCTGATAGACCGTCAGGTTCTGGGACGCCGCGACCTCGAAGTCCTCGGTGAAGAAGACCGGCGAATCCGACAGGAGGAAGTCGAATTGCGTGAACGCTTCGGTGCTGGAGCCCGCGAGGTTCGGCGTGGTGAAGGGGATGTTCGTCATGGTGATGTCCTTCTCTCAGGAGTTGATGGTAGAAGGCGTCGGGTTACGACGCCTTCTGATCGCGAACGCGGCCACCGCTGGCACGATAGGCGGCCAGGATGGACATCGACGCCTTCGGACGGCCATCGGCGGACACGTCCGCACCCTGGTCATCCTCTTCGCCGTCCACGCCGCCCACCTGGGGGCCACCTTCCTTGCCCATGCGCTCGGCAAAGTGGTTGCGCTTCTGGCCCTTGTCCTCGGTCTCCGGGGTCGCCGGTTTGGCCTCGGCCTTGGGTGCGTCCTTCAGGAAACCGATGATCTGGGAGGCGGGCATGTCCGTCTCGGCCAGGAACTTGGTTGCAAGGGCTTCACGTCCCGCATAGTGCTCGGAACCCTGGACCTCGGCAAAACGCTTGCGCTCGTCGGCGCGGGCGTCAGCCGCGATCTTGGTCGCGTCCACTTCGGGGGCAGTCTGGGTCTGATTCGTCATCACGTTCTCTCCGTTTTCTCTCGCCGCCAGGGCGGACATTTCCGTTCGGAACTCTCCGATCCGGTCAGCGAAGCCTACTTCCACCGACTCGTCGGCATCGTAGACCAGGGCTTCCGTCTTGCGGACTGCATCATCCGACATACTGCGGTTTGCCGCAACAGTCGAGACGAACATGCCGTAGAACTTGTCAACCCCTGCCTGGATGCGCGCTTTGGCGTCTTCAGACAGAGGCTCGAAACTGTTCCCGTCGACCTTGTGCTTCCCGGCCTTGATGAAAGTGACCTTGATGCCAAAATCAGCCAATAGCTCGGAAAAGTCAACGTGCATCACGACGACGCCCACCGAGCCCGTCGCGCCGGAGCTTGTGACCACGATCTCGTCCGCCGCCGTTGCGATGGAATAGCCGCCCGACAGGGCGTAGTCCTGGACCATCGCCATCATCGGCTTCTTGCCGCGCTGATCGGCGATGAACTTCACAAGCTCGAAGTTCCCGGCGGCCTGACCGCCAGGGGAATCGACGTGGAACATGATCGACTTGACGCCGGGGTCCATCATCCCGCGCTCGACCGCGCGCTGGATGTATTCGTAGCCCGTGGCATAGCGGNCCATCTGATAGGACATCCGGTTCACCAGGGAGCCCATGACGGGGATCGTCAACACGCCGCCCTTGACCCGATAGGGCCGGTAGTTCTGGGCCATGTAATCGTCCGAGTTCCAGAACTCTTCGTCATCGCTGCCGACCATCGCCGCCGTCAGCTTGGCGAAGTCCGCATGGCCGACGAGTTCCCGGAGGTTTGCCGCAAAGGTTTCGATCTGGGTGTCGGCCACCAGCACGGGACCGTCGATCACGCGACGGACGAAAGCCTCGCCGTTGCGACTCGAAACGATTTCGGGAACCTGGGTGGGGATGGGATCAGACATCTTTCTTCCTCTCGTCAGNGGCCGTGTCGTCGACCGTGCCGTCTCCGGCCTCGCGGGTCTCGCCAGACACGGCGTTCATGGCATTGGTCTCTTCGGTCTCGATCTCCAGTTCCTTCATCACGCCCTGTTCGCGGGCGATCTGCTGGAACATGGGCCGCCAGTCCTTGCCCATGCGACCGATCTCTTCCTCGTAGGTCGAAAGGCGGTTCTTGATCCGCAGGATGGCCGCCTGGGTCTCCTTCAGTTCGTCGATCTGACCCCGGCTCGCGCCGATCCAGTCGCACTCGCAGAAGGCTTCCATGTTCAGGCCGTCATACATATTCGGCACCGAGCGGGCGTTCATGGTCGTGATCTCGCCCATGTTGACCGCTTCCTCGAACCAGAGCCGAAAGACCATGGTGGCGAACCGATCCGCGACCATGCGCTTGCGGCTCTGCATGAACTTCCAGGTCTCGGTCATGCCTGCACGGGCGCTGGAATAGTTCGTCTCGCTGTAGTCCTTGGACAGTTGCTCGTAGCTGACGCCGAGGTCGGCGGCCAGATAACGCAGAAGCGATTGCTCGAACTCGCCGCCCACGCCGCCGGGGTTGCCCATCGGCAGCATGTTCAGCTTGGTCCCCGGCATGAGATGCGGAATCTTCACGCCGTCGATCTGCATGTTCCGGGCGTTCCCAGCATAGGCCGAGATCGCGCCGAGGAACTGCTGGGCATAGTTGACGATGCTGGCGCCCACGTCGCCGCCACCCAGGGCCTCGAAGACCTGGGTCGAGGGGAGTTCCGACTCAATGGCCGCCGCGAAGGAGGCGTTGACCACGGCGTTCTGAAGCGTGATGTCCCGGAACCGCTTGGTGATCCGCATTTCCTTCAGAGCGGCGCTCAGTTGGGACACGCCTCGGGTCTGCCCAGGGCGATCCTGTTCCATGATGTGGATCACCTGCGGGCGACCGAAACTGTTTCGGGCGCGCACATAGCTCCAGGAGACCGATTGCTTCCAGTCCCACATTCCGCCGCGCGAAGCGTTGCGGATGTAGTATCCGAGCGGGGCACCGGCAGCGTTCAGGCGGACGCCGCCACGGGTCCGCTCCATGTCATAGACCTGATCGGACGGGTTCGACAGGCGGTCGAGGGCGATCATCTGGATCGCGGTGCGATAGGGCCGGTCAGTGTCCCGAGACCATTCGGCGGTCGCCAGAAGCTCGCCGCCCTTCAGATAGACCCCGACTGCCAGACGGACCATGGAGGTCAACGTGTTCCTGCGAGCCGCGTCAGGCCAGTTGTTGAAGCTCTCGGCCCAGAGACTGAACTTGGCCTCGACCTCTTCGGAGAACTCGGTCCCCCAGGTCTCGTCCATCCCGAGAGCCTTCAGCTTCGGCTTCGAGTTCAGCATGAACTGCGAGCCGACGATGTTGTCTCGGTGCAGGCTGACGCCCGACAGCGCGAAGGCGTCGTTGCGGGTCATGTCGATGGCCCGCGCGTCCGTCAGGTCCTTGTCAGGCAGGATGTCGGCGTCGGCGCTCTGGATGGCGGGGTGCCACGTCGCAAGCGAACGGTCGAACTGGCTGGCCGCCTCGTAGGCACCGCCCATCATCTGGGGGGTGCCNGGGCGCGTCTCAGCCGCGACGGGGAGGCCAAGGATGTAGGCGGCCTCTTGATCGGGATCGTGGAACGTCCGCATATCAGAACACCGCCCGCAGCGGGCCGTTCGAGCCCAGGTTCGGAGCCGAGAGGGTCCGCTTCAGTTCTTCGATGTAGGCGCGCAGACGCGGGGCGTTCGCCGCCGTGTATTCGACGCGCTCGCCGTTCTGGTCGACGACGACGCGGGCGCTGGTGCCGGTGAGAAGTTCGTGAAGGGCCGTTTCGGCCTCGACCAGTTTTTCGGCAATGGTCAGGTGAGCCATGTCGCGTTACCCCAGAGTTTGTGCCAGTTGTGCAAGATCATAGTCGTTCGTCTTCTTTTTCGCAAACGGTTCCTTGTCCGTCGAGGGATCGAAGACAAGATCGTTCTCGTCCCATTCTCCGGCCCAGGCAGGCGGATCGCTCCAGTCGATCCGTTCGATGCCGACGTGACGGCGCTCGATCAGGAGGGCTTGGGCCATGACCAGAAGGTCCCAGGACTCGTTCCTGAAGCTCTTCGGGTTCTGCCAGACCCCGGTGTGATCCTTCACTTCGACGCAGAGTTCCTTGTAGAAGTTGATGTCCAGCCAGTGGGCGAAGTTGATCTTCCCGGAGAAGGTCTTGTCTCGTTCCAGCATGGCGTCGATCTGGTTTTTGATCGGCGTGGTGTTGACCTGCATGACCGGAATCTCACCGCGCGCACCGGCAGAGCGGTCGTTCCGGCCAGAATCTGGATAGGCGATCTTGACCCGAGGCTTCGGTTGCGCGGGCTTGCTCGGAACCCCCTGGTAAAGCTGGTAGCGGGCATGAAGACCCGGCACCCAGAGCTTGTTCCAGTGTTCGTGATCCGGCTCGTCATCACTCGGGCCGTTCTTCAACCAGCGCCAGAACTCATAGGCGTTCGAGGTCGCTTGGTTCATACCGCCCATGTCGTTCACGACAGCCTTGATCCGCATGTGGCGACCAGAGTTGTCTCCCAGCGGATAGGTCTTCAGAAGGACCTCTGGCATGAGGAGTCGCCAGTCTTCCCGGAAGGTGAAGGGCTTGACATTGTGGACCTGTCCTTTGCGCTCTTCGTCCTCGCGCCGGGAGTGCCGGATGTCGAATCGGTCGATGATCCAGATGTCGCCGCCCTGGCCGATGCCCATGACCTGGACAACGAAGCGACTCTTCTGAACGTCGACCGCCGCAACCAGGAAACGGACGGGCGCAGGCACCACCTTGTAGCCATAGTCGTAGGCCCTCTCCTTCAGCTTCTCGGGAACGCGGTCGCTCTCCATGGCCTTCGGCAGATAGGGCAGCGAGAACCCGGTGTTCATCACCGTCTGAAGGCCCTCTTCCGAGCCTGTCCGCTCATAGGTCCGCTGGGCGTTGAAGTATTTCAAGACAAGGCCATCCCACTCGGAGAAGGCCGCGCAGACGCCTTTCAGCCAGAAGCTGGCCGTGCGGGCGTCGGTCTCGATTGCTTCGCTGACAATCTCTCCGTCAGGCGTGATCTTCTCGCCGTCCTTCAGCCAGAAGCCCCGCATGTTCATCTCATGCTTCCCCGGCATCTCGCCGCCGCTCTCGTGGTAGCGAGCCCCGCAATGCGGACACTCCAGGCGAACGGTCTTCGCGGTCTTGGACAGATTGCCGTCCACCGTGTCCCATTTCAGGAGGGGGAAGTCGGGCTCGAAAGCGTTGCCGCAGCTATAGCAGGGCCAGTAGAACCGCCGCCGGTCGCCCTCGTTGTAGAGCGAAAGGATGCCGTCAGTCGGCGGGGCCTCGTGCGGGGTGGCCGGAGTCCAGCGGGGGTCCTTGATGGGGAACGACGGCGAAGACTCTGCCACCGTCATGCCGTAGCGGCGGAACGAGGTCGAGCGCGCCTGGGCCAGAAGGAAGGGCGAGCCTTCGCCTTCGACGTTCTGATCCATCCGGTCATAGTCTGTCAGGAAGAGTCGGGGGATCGGCTTGCCCGAGAGTTCGTTGACCGTGGGCCAGGAGAGCGTGACCATCGCGCCGCTGCGATACCGCTTGTCGAAGGTGTTGTCATAGTTCCGGCCTCGGATCAGGCGATCCTTGACCTCGCTGGTGTCCCGATGAAGTCGGTCGATCCGGCGCTTCGAGAAGTCAGCCGCGCGGCTTT